GGATGCGATAGGATTTGGGGATTACCGTATAAAGAGGAATTCTTTGATCTCGCACATTAATACCGGGACAGACCCGCCCACCGTCAGGAATAACTTTCGGGGGTAGGGTACTGTTATCCACCACCGGGAGTTTATTGGGAATTTGAAGTCTGGCACGTTTCGTAGTGGTACGACGGCCACTGAGTTTACAAAGTTTGCTTACCCGATTAATATTGGGAATTCGAACTTGTTTCCGTGGGGTTCTACAACTTCTGTTAATTTTCAGGAGTGGGAGCCCAGCGGCATCTTGGTAGAGTTGAAGACCACGAGTTCTAATGCAACTCTTGATTTGGCGATGGGAGCGATGTTTTGTGCGGTCGATTACAATTCGTTAGATCCTGCGCCTTCTTCAAAGAGGGAGCTTGAAAATATGGAATATGCTATGAGCCAAAAGCCTAGCTCTTCTATTGTTATGCCGGTGGAGTGTGCGCGTCAAAATACGCCGCTAACCCACTTGTATATTTCACGTGATTTAGATTACCAGGGGGGGGATCAGCGCCTCTATAACCTTGGTGTTCTGTATGTTGGTAGTGAGGGTATTCCCGCTGAGGAGGCAGATATTGCCGAGATCTGGATTACCTATGACATTACCTTGTTTAAACCGATTCTGGGCAGCGAATTTTTGGTGGAAGCTGCGATTATTGATTCGTCCTCTAATACGAACGATTTTCCTTTCACTAATGGCGTTGTCCGCTACGATCCACATGGACTTATTGCTGAGACCAATTTGACGAGTTTTTCTTTCGAGATTAGCCCGCATGGTTACGGTAAGTGTTTTATGATGATCGTGAATAATGGAGCCACGTTGTCTGGAGCCACTATTAGTCCACTGTTAGATTTATCAATTTCGGGTGGCATTGATTATATCTTTGCCTGTCAGATGTCAGGATCTGCTCCTGACGTTAACTCTGCCGCTTACTGTTATCCTTCGGGAGCGGACAGACCGTGTATAATGTTGAATACAGTAGGATTTGTGATGTTTAGGGTGCCTGATACACCGACTGCACAAGTGGTCGTATCTATTGTGGATTGGGACACTCCGAACACTGGTTCCGCTAATGTTGGGAATATGTTTTTATTGCGAATTCCGGATTTTGAGCAGGAGAGTCAAACGGGGGAATTACATGCCAAACTAGCCGCGCGCTCTGCTAACAGAGCGTGTCGAGTTGGACGAGCATTACCTCCGCAGAGGCCTTCTACTACAAAGGCGTTCGCGTCGAAACCGTTTACCAACCAGTCATTAAAGACTGACCGTGGCGACGAAAAGAGAAAGCAAACTCTTAGAAAACTCCGTGCTGAGCAGGAAACTCAGCCCGTGGATGTTAAAACAAAAACTTTACCGGCCGAGACTAGTGGTGAAAAACCAGGCCTTAAGGAAATGGACGATCCGTCTACAACGTCAAGCTCTGATGAAGAGGGTGGAATGTGGATTAGGTCCTGTCCCGCAACTAACGTCAAGTTACCGGAAACTTATGTTACAACTAAGTATTTTAGGAAAATGGCGTGGTACGGGCATAGGTACCGAAACCTAACATCTGTCGTGAGCTCAGGTTGTTTGGACGGAGGTTCAACCACTAGCGAACAAGAGCGCAAGCGGAAGTTAGAAAAGCTACGAGTAAAGGCGACTGCCAAATTCGGGCCGGAATTTACCGCGCGACTCTTTGGGACGCCGACGAATGGGTAAGGATGGCTGCTCCACACTGCGAGGGGGCGGAAAGTATTCTTTCTTTTTCTCGGGTCTAAACCGGGAGGAGTAGAGATACTTGCGCCTTTGCGAAGTGTGGAGGATCGACCTCCACCGAACCTGTTCTTTGACGGAACAAAAAAAAAAAA